TGACCTTGTTGGGACGTAGAAAAGAAAGCTTATCGGGACTTCTCGATGGTTGATATTGTTAAAATTGATAAATAGTGTGTTATGATAATAGACAAGCAGGTACGGAGCGACAGACAGGCTTGCCATGCTCATAACTTGGATATCAGTTGGTGCAATTCCAACACCTGCGTCCAATCCTTTGTAGTGAAATGGTATCACAGAAGAATTTGGATCTTCTATTCTACGTTCGACCCGTAGCGAAGGAATTGTCAGTAGTTCAGCGGATAAGAACACCGAGCTTCTACCTCGGATGTCGAAGGTTCAAATCCTTCCTGACAAGCCAATGCCTCACTAGTTTAGTGCTTAAAACAAGGGTTTTGTAATCCCTAGTCATCAGTTGGATTCTGGTGTGAGGCTTTTAGATTTTCGAGGTACTGTTGTTTGTACGCGACTGCTTCTTCAAGTGTTGGGAAGTATTTATGATGTTTAGTTGGACTGTGCCTAAACTCGTAAGTGTTATAGCGAGTCTCTCTTATAAGTTTATGACCAGATTTTGGTGGTTTTCTAGAGCTAGTTTCTTTATAGTCTTTTGCAAAATAAGCATCTCTCGCGGCAACAGCTTCTTCTAATGTCTTAAAAATCTGACTATAATTAGGCTTTCTAATATAGAATCTATAGTTACCACAATCAGTAACTCTAATATGCTTCTCGCCAGAGTTTGCAACTTTTTTAGGTGTTTCTAAACTACAACCTGAAGCCAGATATGCATCCCTGTAGATTACTGCCTCTTCAAGAGTTTTAAAATACTTACAGTGGTATTTAGGTCTAGTATGTTTAAAAATATACCTATTTCGCTGGAAATCTATATAGTACTCACCAGTTTTTGATGGCATCATCAGATAACCATTTCTACTTTCTTTACGTTGCTTTATAAAAACAGCCAACTCTTCTTCAGACATTGCATCTACGGAGTCATTCCAGAAAGTTAGTTTACCTTCTTCTCTAGCTTGTAATGCTTCCTCACGTGTGCCATAGCACCCTAGACCTACTCTGTTACCACGTACATAGATTTGAGCGCTGAATCTACCTGTCTGTGTTATTACAACACCTTCAAAATCACTCTTTTCTCTAGACTGTTTTGACCTATTTAATTTAAATTCTTCTGTGTGTTTGTAACCAAGATTGTTACCAGCATTAGGGCAAATATTCAGACAAGGTTGTAGCAAATCAATCCAATACTGTTCACGACTTATAAGCTGCTCTTTATCTTTAGTAACGACTTCCAAAATAGAAAACTGTAGAAAATCTTCACCATATTTATTGAAGATATTCTGCAAATACTGAGAATGATGTTTGTTGTTTCGTAAGGAATGTAGATGCCCAGTCCATCTATGTCTAAAATTACGTCCTGCGCTACCTACATAACATCTGTTATCAGATGTCTCGATCTTGTAAATTCCTTGTTTTTTAAGCTCAGGAAGAATTTGCTTATTATTAAAGTCACAAATCTTGTATTGCATTTTTGTTACCAGTTAAGATGTGGGGATTCAGTTAATAAGGAAAAGAGAGAGAAACTTAACTGGGATTTCTTGTCAGTGGGGTAATTAATTCCACCTACTCTCTTCAGTATATTATAGCATATTATGGATATTGCTGGTTATCAGGATCAACAGACTTTTCTTCTAAGTTAGGGTCTACTTGTTGTAACTCTTTTTGTTTCACTTGTGCTTCATCTATCTGAGATTTAGCTGCTTGTTGACTAGCATGGCTGTTCAACCACTTCGTGACAATATCAAGTTGCTGAAGTTTTTCTGCGTCAGCCTTCTCTGCATCTGTTTGAGGATCTAGCCCAATAGATTTTCTTACAAAGTTTTGTAGTCCCTTGTCATTGGCATCTATAACCCCACTCGCGACCGCACTTAGCGCCGTACTCACCAAACTGTTCCTATCAACAGCAGATTCAGGAACTAAGAACTCAAAGGAACCATAATTATCTTCAGGTATCTTTCCAAATTCCCATATAAGTAATGGTTTAACTACACGCTCTAGAATCGATTCTCTAATACATTGTACTACGCTTTCTACTCCTGAATCTAACATGGATTTATGATTCTGTGAGAGACCTGTATTGCCAAAACTACCCGACACTGACTCTCTAAAGAGCGTAACTGGGACATGGAAGCTGAGGGCAAGGTTCTTCTCAATTAAATCGAAAGCATAAGACCAAAAAGCTTCCCCAGTCTGGGTTTGCAAGATTTTTAAATCTGTATCAAGATCAGTAACAATTAAATCATTTTGGTCAAGTTCTTTCAACTGCATATATAATGCTTTCTGTTTAGATACAGTTAAAGCTTTACCCGAAGAATCTAATCTTAATTGATCATTTGCATCATAAAGCTGCATTTTTGCTGAACTACTAGTCTGCCCCCACAATATACCTGTAGCATTGTTCTTCGCAGCAATAGCAAATTCAGTAGCTACCAACTGTCTCAGCTTATACCAATTCAATGCACGTTCACAATCAGCAGATCCCCATATCAAGTCTGTATTAAAAGGTATAAGATCTGTATTTGTAATATGTAGGCACTTGCGATGGTCAATATATACTGTGTTGTTGTATCTGTCTCTATAACCCCATTCTGTGACACGACCACATTTACCACGAGCAGATAAGTTACGGATATCCAGCACATTGATGTCTTTCAACATCCACTTGCCTCTAAAACCTGGAACCGTAGAAGAGAAGTTAACCTCAGCTACAGAACAACCAAAAGTCATAGCGCTTGCAAGACGTGCCAATACGTTGCGGAAACTACCTTCCATATTGGCAAAGTTCTGGCGTATGAACTGCTGGTAGTCTTTGTTAGGATGTGTATATTCCCCAAAAGTAATCTGTGCGCGTAACACCTTGATACCTGCACAAAATGCCGCGATAGGATCTTTATCAAGCATCTTAATCCATTCGTTATACACACGACGCTTCGGTGAATACAACTCTGTGATATAACGTCCTGTCAACGCCTGTACAGATGATGTCAGACGGGCATTAGTAGGTACATATAAAGATGGCTGGAACTCCTCATACAAAGGATTGCCATCTCTTCTTTCTATGTTTCGGGCGCTTAATACTTGGGGGAATAATGTCATAATTTTATTATCTATAGTTTTATCATATCACACAAATTTATCCACTTATGCCTAACAAATAAGCCCCTACAATAGGATTATTAGAAGGGTCTAATCCTAAATCGCCAACAAATATCTCCTCGTTTGCACTCCATACATCATCTTCAAATCTTTTTGTGTTATAGGTCACGATATAGTCACTTGTCATACCCCTTAACACAGTGAGTGATCCGTCAGTGTTTATTTGTGTCACAGGGAATATGCCAGTATATATAGAATGTGAAAATATATACCCATCATCTGGTAATGAGTAAGATGGCAAATTTGCGAATGGATCTTCTGTCCGAACTACAAAAGATGTGTTTGTGTAAAATCGATAGCCATAGTCAGGAGAACTACCTGTGCCTGCGGTTTCAACCCATATAAGCGTAAATTGACTATTTGAAGCAATATGTCTAGCAAATTCACCAACACGACCATAACCATCAAAATTTAGTAGATCAACGACAAGATGTGAATTAAGTGGTATTTCTATATCGTTAGCAAAATAGCTGGTTATCGCAACAGGAATACTGACATCTCCATTAGTAGGAATAATAATTTGGCTTGAATTTGTCCTTGTCCTGTCCTCTTCTAAATCAATTGAGGATAGAGTAAACGTATCAGTGCTGCCAGCGTATCCTATTATATTATTCGTATTTTGCTCTAAAGCGCCGCTACTATAGTTCTCAAAGGTAAAAAATACGTTTTCTGAGAAAGCAGCAAAAGACCAACCTAATGCGGTTATTGTAAGATCTGCTCCAGTAGATGTCTGAACAAAATCGTTGGGGGTTTCCGTAGTAAGTCCGTAATAGCCACCTTCGATCTCCCTAGAAGTAATCTCTGTTATATCTTCGTAGCGTGTAAAACGAAACTTTTTTTTGTCTACTTCGCTTTCTACACCCCATACACCAAACAAGCTTTGTCCAACACACAAGAATGTACCACTACCTAAAGAATCTGAAGGTTGAGGGATCTCTGTAGGAGTGGAGGAAACCCCTACGAGAGATGCAATACCATCAACAAAAACTACACCCCTAAGACCTAAAGATGAGTTTTGTTCTATAACTTTCTCTCTTGACTTTGTATACCGTATTTGTTTAGATACAATATTATTACTATTTTGGATTTCAGTACCATTCAAAACTATAGATGAAAATAATGACCTCTCTATACTGTTATTATCCGATAATAATTTTTGGTATTTAGCCAATACTTCCTGTGGTTGTGTCATAGTTTTATATTTTGCTGTTGTGTTTGTCTTGCTCTTGCTTTATTGATCTCTACAGAAGAACCATTAACAGTGATTTTTGTTGTGCGGTCATTTTGTGTTACCACAGCTTTGTAACGACCAAACAATGAACGAAAATTCTGTAAAACTTGTGCTTGTGTATTGTCCATAGGTTAAAAATCCACGAAAGCTAGTGAAGGTTGTTCGTTACCTCTGTTACCTGTTAACGAAGGTGTGTTGGGAAGTTTCTCGAAGTCTAACGGGTACTTACCACCAATTACATTATAACGGGAAGGATTATAAGGTAATGCTGTAGGTGACTGCTTTGTAAACTCGGATGTAGTTATTTGTGACTGTACAAAGTACCA